CTGTATACTATAGCTTGTAGCGTCTATTTGTTTATTTAATTCTGTTATTTGTTTAGAAATGGCTTCACAATCAGCGGTTTTTTTAGTTATTTCTATTTGTATATCTCTAACTTTTTTTTCAGCATCTATTTGTTCTTTTGTTTTATCACTATTGTTCATTATAGTTGTAAGTGATTCACAACTAACTTTAAATAAATAATCGAAATCGATGATTAAACTACATGTTTCGTCAACACTATCAGTATAAAATATTGTACCATCATTACCGTCTGGGTTAAGTGTAACTTTAATATTGTCTAATCCACACGTATCCGAATTTGCGGTCCATCTACATTTTTGGGTGTTTAAATCAAAATAATAATTACTATTAGGTTTTAATCTTTCACAACAATCATTCCTTAGAAAGATTGGTCCAGAAGGCATATAGACAGATACAGTACCATCTTTATTTTCTACAACAGAACCATTACCATTTTGTATATCAGTTAATGATAAACAATTATTATAATTACTATTAGCGTAAGTTTGGTCTGATTCAGCAAAGAAATAGCTCATTATTTTATATTTTTATTTATAAATACTTTATTACTTGTTTTATTTAATTAACCCTAGAAATATCAAAATTGTAACATGGTAAGTCACCATTTTTTCTAGCTTTGAAACCATTTATCAATTTGCTAGAAGGTTTATTTAAATCTAGTAACCCTTTATCTGTTAATTTACAACCAACACCCACTTCATTTGTATAAGGGTCAGTCACATTAGGTACTTTTATCGTGTAAACTATAGGACAATGACAACCATCTGGTGTCACTATGCTGTGCGTACCATCTGGTCTAACAAAATCCAAATAACCATCTTTTGGTGTTCTAATACTTTCCCATTCACATGAAATAGTACAACCACAATTACCATTGGAAGTACAACAAACATAACCACTATTCACTGTTACACCACCAACTACTTCCATTTGTGGAAATGGTATACCATTAAATTTAGTGCAACACTCTTTACTAGCATATATGCTAGTCCTTAATATTGGATTACCGTTATTATTAAAAATACTTCCATCCTTATTATACTGATAAAACGAGAAATTGTAAAGTCCATCATCATTATTTATTGTTGGTGATGTAGCTAGATTTGAATCACACGTTGGTGGTGGTGGGTCTTTTTTTGTAAGACAAAGACTTATAACATTGTCAATACCTTCACATGGACACCCACATCCATTGTTAATTGTACCACCACTATATGGGTCTGAAATAACTGTTGGTCTAAAAATAACACACTCAGAAATATCTTCACCTAATAGCCCAGATGCCTCAACTGTATTTACATTAGTATTTATAGCTGTTTCATCATAAGTACCATTTTGGTTATTTGTAAATAAGTTTGTACTACCAGTTGTTATAGTAGCTGAAGTAATAGTTACAGCGGTAAAGTTAGGTATTAGGTTATTAAATTGGTTAATATATTTATAACCACCATCATATGGTCCTAAGTGTGGATTATTACCAGTTAGGATATCAACATCTGATAATCCACCACCAGTTTGTCTATACCATAAACCATAGTTTTGAAAATACATATCTGGTGTGTCGGCAAATAGCTTTGGATAACCATTGGAATCAATTGGGTATGTACTTAAATCAGTACTTAACCCATTTAATTGTAATACTTCTTTAAATAAGTCCAAATTAATTGGTCCTTTTGCTTTGTAAATGTGTTCGTTAAATTTAACCAATCCTTTAGGTGCCCCTATGAATCTTAATAAAAATTCTATCGATTTTCTAGCACCTTTTGATTTCCAAATCCATGGTGAGTTAAGTATAAGTCTTCGCCATAATTCAATGTCGGCTTCGGCTGCTGTTAAGCCAACGCTTTGACCACTAAATGTGGAGTCACCTCTTTTTAAGTAATTAGATAGTAAGTTATTCTCAGTAACTGAAGAAATCAATTCCCAACCCAATACTTTGGCTAAATCTTTTAAATAAACATCTGGTGTGTTATCTTGTTTATCATACGATACTGTATGTGCAAATTCAATACCAGTTATTAATTTATTTATTTCATCAAATTCTCTACCATATATTCTAAGTGTTTTATTGACTTTTTGACCAGATGTATCTTGGTGTAGTTCACTTAAATGTACTGGTGTTGTGTCAAAGTTAGATATTGATTCAGTAACTAAGAATCTATTAATTAAATCACTAGATTTTAAATCATTTTTATTCGCTATATCAACCAATTTTGTAACAAAACGAATATAATCTGACGATTGAAAGTCAATGTTGTAACCGTCTGATACTGGCCATGTAATTGATTCTTTAATATAAAATACTGAACCGTTATCTGTTGTTATTGGATACCTAAAAGATGATGTGTATTTTGGTGCTTCAAATCTATTTAATAAATAAGATTGAAAATCTGGTAAAGAATTGAAGAAGTGTTCTGCTTGTTCTTTATTTGGTTTTATATGGTAACTAATAACACCATTACTTGAACCACCACTAAAAACATCCCCATTTACTTTAAAATATAAAATATCATTTAATAAATTTGTTGAACCAGTAAAATCTATTATTTTTGATTCAACATTATTTAAGTATATAACATATGATGGGTATTCAATTGAAAGATTTCTAAGAGTATTTGCTTCATTAAATGTATTTAAAATAGTTCCGTTTTTTAGATAATTTATTTCAAAATTGTTTTCTATAAAATTTGTTTTAACTTCGAACGTGGATGTATTTGTTAATAAATCATATGAATAATTTTCATATGTATAACCACTAATAGCGTTACCATTAACATCAGATGCGTTAGTTTTTGTATATAGTGATGCTGGCCAATTTGTTATTATTTCTTCTAGAGAAACCCTAACATACTCAGTAAGAGAGCCAAATAGAGCATAATAATTAAGATTTGTTTTGTCTAAGTTAAGTTTAACATTTATGTTATTATTTAATATGGTTTGTACTTGTTTAGATGTAACCTTTAAATCGCTTAATGTTACAAAATTTGATAATTTTCTTGTGGTGAATATTTTATCATTTTTAGGTTCCATATTGGTTGTTATGGAAAAATTACCCATAGTAAACAATGTGGTACCAGTAGTATTACCTAATTGTCCACTAAGTAAATCTGGATTAAATGCTCTATATTCAATACCATTACCAAAAAATTCCTTTTTAGCATAACCGACTACCTTAATTCTATAATTACTCATTTTGTCTTAATTATAATGTTGTTACTGATGTAAATGTTTTTGTAAAATCAATACTAGCTCTTTCTTCTCTAACCTCAAACAATGGTTTACCAGTGAATTGGTCTTTGATTTCATAAAGATTGTATTGTTTATAAATATCATTGTTGAAGTTATAGATAGTGTAAATACCATCTTCAAGACTTTTACTTTGATTACCGAATATTGCATACGCCAATGTTTCAATATCGTGTTCTACCATTTCAATCTCAAGCATAATCGGATTAAAAAATGTGTTTGTGATAATCACTTGTTGGTTTGGTTGACCAATAAATGGTAATGTATTTGGTTTAACATTTGACGTTGAACTTGGGGATACGGTACAGTAAGTTAATGTTGAATTATCGTTAAAGCGATAACGTATTGCTTTTTGATTACTGTTTGTTAAGTTTTGATTAACTGGTTCAGCTCTATTGTTAGATGTGATAATTCTAAAGAAGTTATTTACTTTAGCGTCTTCAGCAGCTGTATTAGTATCAATATATTCAAGTCTATAACCAACCAACCCATTATTCTCAAATTTATTAACAAATTGAGTTGGTATTGTTGATATATCAAATAAAACACCTTTGATGTCTGGATATGCGGATAATGCTCCGCAATCAACTATTTTAGTTCTAATCTCTACTGGTTTGATGTATATCGTATAAAAACCTTTAGCACCAAAAGTATCTACTGGTAATTTAAGTGTGTACATCCCACCAAACGCCTCAAAAACCTCTACATTTGATTGTGATTTATTAGGGTTATCAATTTTAATCAAGACTTCATTTGAGTCTAATTTTAATAAGTTAGTGTTACCAATCTTATCTCTAGATGGTGTGTAGTGGTAAAACACTTCCACATCATCTGGTGATATATCTGCTGGTCTTACAACACCATAAGTGCCCGTTGAAAAATACATAGTTATATTTGTTTATTTTTATTATATTTGTAATCTATTTATACTTACCCTTAATTAAAACATAAATGATATATTTATAAATATAAGAATATTTTTATCAAAGTATATTTCATTCTCTTTTTAGTTTATAAAACCCATTTCCATATCTAGATAATTCACCTAAATCTTTTATTTCAGATAATCTTAAATGCATATCTAGAACACTGGTTTTACCCCTATCTACATAAACATCACTTTGAACTTCTGGTGGAGTTGTTATACCAAATAAATATTCTTCTCTAGTAATTGCTGATAAAGAAATATTAGTTTCATTCCAACCTTCACTCATATAACTAAAGCTATTTAAATTTATTTGTGATTGTATATTATCGATTACAACATTTCTAGATGTTCCAGTATACTCTAAAAATTTGATACCATATACTTGTTTATCAGTACCTATATTACTATCAGCTATAGTGTCAAAAACATAGATTCTAGGTTCATCCATTGAATGTACTCTACTCACACCAGTTAATGATATATTTTTATAGTTTCTGTATGTCTCAGTATACATATCAAAACCAACTTTGTATTCATTAAGTATATCATATGATTTAAGCTCATCAATTCTACTTTCAGTTAACCCAGTTACTGTTGTGTTTCCATAAACATAATAGTTAGATATTACTTTATCTGGCATTCTTAATGTAAATTTATTTGTACCAGTTATACCAGTCATTTTTGGTGATGTGGCCCCAGCCATAAATGGAAATGTAATACCACTTGCTGATAGTTTATCGTTTAACAATGTATAGTCTGGTTGTGACTCAACCTTACCATCTTTAGGGATATAATCAATATCAGTGAACAACCCCATATCATCAATATTTTGAGTTAAATTAATCTTAAGGTAAAATGTGGTGGCAGTCATTACACCCCATGTAGGACTATTAAGTGTTCTATCAACACTATTCTCTAAAAAAATTTTACGCTTAATTATTTCCATTATGTTGCTAATATTTGATACAGTTTAACTGTTATGTTATCCGTGTTTACAACTTCAGTTACATTATTTGGTGTAGGTGGAGTGGTATTAGGGGTATTATATGTTGTATCTATTTGATAGAAAAACCCTTTATCTGTTTTAGTTAATATATATCTAGTATATAGTTTTTTAATTAATTTTTCAATTGGTAGAGCTTTATCGTTAACCATAAGATTAGTTACTTTACCAGTTTTAGCGTTTTTAAATGTTGCTTTCATATATAGAGATTTTGGTGCTCCATTCATGATTAGCTCATCCTTAAAATCGTAGAGATAGTATCCATTTGATTTACCTCTTAGATTAATTATTGGGTTTTCACATATGAATGTTAATTTTATTTCAGATGCTGGTTTTGTTTGACCTAACGCTAAGTTTGATGTTGTCGGTTGTGATTGATTTAAATCACTTTTAGATAAACTAGGGTTTAATGTGATAAAACTTAATAGGTTTTGTGTTAATGGGCTATCACTATCATAAAAAGATAAATTAAGGAATGTTTGTTTAAATCTTTCAGTTTCAAATTTAATATCATCATCAGTAAACCCTATTGAACCGTATGTTGTTTTACCACTTAAATCTAATTCATACGTTATTTTATTAACAACTTTCTTATTTGAATTAATTGGTTTAAATCTAGTTTTTTCGTAATCAACAATTGGGTTGATAGTTTTTTCTACTTCAATATCAACAAATACTCTCTCAATTATTTCAGATTGGTCAACGATTTGATACTCCAAATTTATTGGAATATTAATCGTAGTTGCTGTGGTAGCACTAGATAAAGTTGATAGGTTTATTTGGTATTGATTTACAAACATTCTTTTATTTTAATTTATTATTATTATTATTATTAGTTTTTTAACAAACTTCATCCTCACTATTGATTGTGTATTTATCCGTAATTCTTTCACCATATGGGTCTGCTGGGAATTCGTTGTAATACAACCCCCAATCATTAAATGCATCTTGCCTTCTAACATAAAAACAATCATTTAAATGCATGTAATGTGAACCATTTAAAAATGGATAATCTAAAGCTTTTTCGTCAGATTGGTTGTATCCAATACTTAACAAGTCTCGCCATAAATATCTACCATCATCTAATTTAACAGCATATGATGGTATACCTACAGTGCTTGAATCACCTAATTCTACATATGGAGAAAAATCTCTAATTCTTATTAATTGGTGAGCCTTATAGAAATACCCTTCTTGTCTAGGACCTAAATTAATTGTTTCTGTTGTTGGATTGAACCCAACAGTTTTATAATATGAGAAATTAGTTTCTGTTTCTCGATTTTTTGTATTAAATCTATGGGAAACATCAGCCAATATTATTTCTTGAACTTCAATTTTATTATATTCAACCAAATCACCATAAAACTCGTTGTTGATATCCATATCAACTTTGTATTCCAAAGGATTATGTGTTGGGAATGGTAAACTATTTTGATTATTACCACCGTTGTGTATTAAATTAATAGCTGGTATATCTCTTAAGTATGATTTTATTTTACTATCTTTTAAATCTTGTATATATGGTGTTTCAATACCAGATGATACCCTAGTGAACAACCCATTGCTACTGGTTTTAACCCTAGTTAGGTATAACTCACTTAAGGGTCTATCTAAATTATCAACCAATCCAGTTATATCAATATCTTCATTGAAAACGAATTGAACTATGTCGTCATTAAATACGTTTTCACTAAACGCTAATTTATATACATCACAATCATCTTTTTCAATTATTGGTTTGTTTATAGTTTTTATTTTTTTAAAAATTCTGAAATAATAATCAGATTCAAACCCATTTACAACTCTTTTCATTCTAGAGTTTGTTGATACAGAACCACTTATTGGTAATTCAATTACAAAATAATAATCCTTTAAATCACCATTATCCAAACCTAACCTAACAACTGTGTGTGTTCCATCATAATCATTGGTTCCAGTTATTTTTACTGTATCACCAATATTTAAATTATGTAAACACCCTACACCAAAAGCCGTCATTTCTTTTGTTGAAACCAAGCTTGGGGTAGCGTTTAATAACAACAACCCACCATTAACCATTGAATGGTTTGAATCTTTTTTATATGGGTAAGTAATTGTTAAATCCCAATTTTTGACTGGTCCATCACCTAATTTACCACCATATGGTTTTATATCTTGTAAAAATGAAAAACGCTCCCTAGTTGGTTCCATATCGTAAAAATTACACGAACCACCTTTGCTTTTATCTGGTTCACGATACCCAAACCAACCGTCAATCTCCAATAAATTATTTTTATAAGATTCGTTGTAGCTTATGTCATTTAAATCAGTTACATTATTATTTTTAGGGAATGATTTATCTAAGAATAAAATATCATTAAGACCTTTCCATGTGTTAATACCAGTTGGAGAATCTAAATTAAATAAAGGGTTTGAACTATTAGAGTTTATTGTTCCTAGGATTCTATAAATTTTACTATTTTGTCTTTCTAAATCAAATCTTTCACCAACATCAACAATTTTTTCAATTTCACCTGGTGGTAACAATTTTTCTTTACCGTCCAAATTAATTTTGATAAAAGTATCTGTATTACTAGACTTTTTTGAAGTCTCAACAGTTAATCTTTGTTGTATTCTATTTATACTCATTACCCTTATTTCGTTTTTATTGTTATATTACAACCAACACCATCAGTTAATGTTGTTGTCATTGTTGATGAATTGTTAATTTTTGAATCACCTATATTTTTTAGGTCATTATTGCTTGATGAAATGATACCTTTACCACCAGCACCATATAGAGTGTGGTTATAGACACCAAACGCTATTAATTGTGTGTTTATACTACCATATAATGGTATTGTTGGTAATTGTATTACAGATTTATTTATAGTTATTGTATTTGAATAACAATCAGTTGTACCATATCTAACTCTAATACTAACTTTGTCACCAATATCACCTTTAGGTATTTTAATATTAATAGGTGTAGAATTATCAATATATGGGACAATTTTTGGTATCCAGTCACCATTTATATCTAAATACTCTACATTAGCTGTATTTGTTGAGTTAAATTCATAATCCAAAGTAAAAGTGATATCGTATTCAACATTTGAACATTGTTTATTCAATTGTTGTACAGTACCAGATGTCAATGTCATCTTAGGATTTATATTAATTATTTCTGTTGTTAAAACACAACTTTGCGGTGTTGGTGAGCTATCGGTTATAGTAATCGTATATGTACCTATAGATAATTCAGATAAATTAGCACTAGTTGATAAGAATCCATTTGGTCCAATTACTTTATATGAGTATGGTGTTTTACCATCTTTTGGTGTTATAATTATTTTACCGTTATTACCATCACTACATATTACATCAGTTTTATCTATACTACCACTAACTATTGGTACTGCTTTGATTATTAATTTATCAATAACAATGATGTCACCAGAACTATCAGTAATAATTAAAGTGTAACCGATTGGGTCTAAGTGTGGTAATTTGGTTATAACATCAGAGGTTGCTGGTGTTATTGGTCCTTTAACTATATTACCCTTGTCATCTTTTAATGTATATGTATATGGTCCAACACCATTTATGATGGATGTGATTGTTATTTCACCATCATTACTAATTGTTGTTTTTGCGTTTTTACTAACATAAGCTTCTGCTCTTAATGGTTGTGGGCCATATACTGTAACGTTTTTAGTTACTAAATTACCTAACGAATCTATACCAGATATCGTATAAACACCAACACCTAGATTAGATATTGTTATATTAGTGTCAGAGTTTGTGACACCATCTGATGATGTATTAGGTCCAGTTACGTTATAGGTTATTGGTGATGTGCCACCTTTAAAACTAAAAGTAATTGAACCAGTTGTAGCATTCTTATCTGTATTTGTTGTGTCATATTTAATAATTAAAGTGTCTCTTATTGGTTTATAACACTCAGTAAAATACCTACTATTCATTTTATGCAATGCAGTTTTACCATTCATTAACCCAAAGTAAAAATAATAAGAATTTTTAGGTTGTGAGTAACCATCTGTGGTTTTTGGGTAGTATCCTTTAAACTCTAAATAATCTGAACCATTATCCTTAGCATCGATTAAATTATATATATCAGTATTATTGATGTTAAATTCAGACGTTACATATTTTGATGGATATTTAAATGAAGTTATTGATTGTTTATTCATCAAATAGAAATAATCTCTAAATAATTTTCCAGTATCATCATCGATATCATTAGACCCAATAATACCATCTGGTGGTATTATTAATCCGTACGGGTCGTATGCAATATCATCAATTTCAACGCCAAATTCACATATGTGTCTAACGTTGTTACAGCCTTTGTATGGTACATGTATACCAAGACAGTCAACATTAAAGAATAAAAAAGGTGCAGTATTTGATGCAGTAATAGTTGAAGTAATAGTTGAAGTAATATTAGATAATTCTAACATACCAGATTCTATAACCTCTTCTTTTCCATTTATTATGTCTTTTTCAGCAATAGCTGGGACTGACTTATATGTTGTTGGTGTTAATAAATGGTTTAATTTTGGTATACCTTGCCAATCACACTCAAATATTGAACCTAGACAAACTATATCAGTAGCAAATAATTTATGAGGCGAAGGTAATTTTGAAATATTTGGGACATTAGGGGCAAAATAATGTGTTGTTGCAGCATAATATAATGTTTCATTAACTTTTTTAATTAACCCTTCATATATCTCGTCATCAACACCATTATTTTGTGATTCATAATTACCAAGGCCTTGGTAACATGAATCAACCAAATGTTGAGTCCTACAACTATTATCTGGTGTTCCATTTTGATTACTATCAACTCCAGTATAATCTTCTACAGAATCGATACTAAACATATCACAATCATATTCACAGAATGTTTCACGACCACTATTATTTTTACTCTTAGGTCTTTTCCTTTTGTATTTTAATAAATAAGCATATAAAGAACCATTAACCCATTCATTATAAAAATCAAACCCAAACATACCCATGGATTTTGCCATTTGGAATGATAAACAATCTGATAAACCTTCAGTGTAAAGGATAGGATACGATTCTTTTAACTTAACGTATCCACCACCCCAACCGTATGGTAATGTTGTATCAACTTCATCGTATGTGTCACCTAAATTATACCCGAATAATTCATGTATACAATTAGGTGCGAAAACATATTCTGTACCATCTTCACCACCGCACGTGCTTTTAATATTAATACAACCTATATAGTCTGCTTTTTCTAGTTTATACTCATCAGGTTTCATTTCATTTTTGTCTGGTAAGAAAATATTTACAGCACTTATTATAGCACCTATAAATTTATTTAGTGTTTCAGTTATACTTCTTACTACCCAAATAACAGAGTTTATTGAAGGTATAAGTGTACCGTTAAGTGTTGATAATAATGAAATAATAATAGTTATAATAACACACATAACAGAAAAAATTGGGTTTATTTGTGTGTTTATCCTATTATACGGGAATGCTGTTTTCTCACCAGTACATGATTCGTTATCAACGTCTTTAATACCAGTATGGTGATTACCATTCATATGGGTTGTTCTCTGGAATCTTGGTATGAAGCTTTTTACTGTGTATATTTTATTCCAATACATATCATAAAAACTACTATCTTTGGTTGCTGGACTATCAGATGTGGCAATACCAAAATAATAATCAACCTCACTTTTTTGTGTTGGGTTATTAGGTACTAAATATTTACCTCTTAACCGTTTTCTATTTTCACCACCAGTTTCATCCATATCTATTCTAAATCTAACACTAGTTTTAGTTGGTATACCTACTTTAGGGTCTTGTGAGTAAATTAAATTACCTTCTTCATCTGTAACTACATAATCTAAATTCATTGGTACTTGATAAGCCCATGTACCATCTTCATCAATTACACGACCACCCTCTACATCAAATCTTTCAATGTCACCATTATCGGTTTTTCTAATCATTTCGATTGTCCCTTCACCAGTTACTTGTTGACATAGTTCACCCATGTCAGCTCTTGGTCTACAATGTCTATTAACACTATTTTTTTCGTTGTCACCAAATATACTACCCATGAATATTGCTGAAGGTGTTATATCGTAATTTAATGGTACATCTAACCTAGTTATACCTATTTCACAACTATCAGTATCACCCCAAAATGGTTGAACATTTACGCCAATATTGGCTGTTTTAATTTGTAATAATTTATCTAAATTGGTACCACCTTTAAATTTTGTTGATGATTCAAACATCTTTTCTGGTGTACCTTGTTGAATCAAATCATAAGGTCTTTGTGATATAATACCAATATCGGATATATCAGCATCCACATGTACAGTGTACGTACCCAATGGAACACCAAATAACATAAAATCACCAGCGTGGTTTGTTGTTGTTGTATGCTTATAATATTTACAATAGATTTCCAATATGGTTGGGTTATCTAAAACTTCTCTTTTGTTTGGGAAAGTACCTATGGGTGTAAAACAATCATTATCTGGTACTGGATTTTTAGGTAATAAATTATATCTTTTACCATCGGTTGTTTTATCATTAACAGTTTCAAATGGGTATATATTCCTAATCTCAGCGTCTTTCTTATCATTCTCGTCTATTGGTAAAAATACACTTACTTTGGCGTTAGGAACACCAAACCCATTATTAACAGTCACCCTACCAACAATAGTACCATAATCAGAACAAAACTTAGTGTAAGCCTCATCTTGTGAAATCTTAAGGCTTAGGATTTCAATAAAATCAAACTCTTGCTCTAGATTTACTTTGATATATTTATCATCACCATTTGGTGTTGTTTTAATTCTTATAGTGTTAGACATAAATTATTTACTATCTGTTTTTTGATATGTTATATTTTCGACATCCATCAACTCATACTCATCTTCGTCATCATAGTAATCATCATCATCATCATCATCATCATCATTACTATTATTCACATTTTTGAATGCTTTAACCATAAATTTTAATATTCCAGTTATGTTGACATCTTTATTTAAAACAAAAGTCCTAAATAAAATCCAAATACTAGCAATTACTATTATTGGTAAAGTTAATAATGATAATGAAAACATTATGATTCTAAGTGAATAATTAATAGTCCTTTTTGTTAAGTTAACATCTGAAGCAACACTATATTCATTACCATCTTTTTTGCAGTTACATCCACTCATAATATTAATTTATTATCTCCCATTTATGGTTAAAAATTGTTCTCCTAACTGAACCATTTAAACCGTTATTTATTTTTTTACCCCTTAAGCAATTAGATAGAACACCTCTTATTTTACTATTTAAACTATTAGTGAATTTATTATTAATTAAATAATCAGCAGCTTCAACTAAATTATCAAAGAAAATTTCTTCACCAGAACTAAGATTTATTAATTTAAATGTATTAAAATTACCATTATTTTTTATTTTTGTTTTTGACATTTTTATTTTTGTACTTAAATTAAAATTATTCCGTCTAAGATTACCAACAGTAGCTAAATTATATCCTAATAAACTATTCATTGAACCAAAATAATCAATATAAAAATTCTCTCTATCAGATAACATATTTTCACAACAAATCTCAACAATTTCAAAATTAAAATTATCTAACCCATCTCTATTCACTGCATTTTGTAAATGAATATTATGATGATTATTTGCTTTTAACATATATTTATGGTTTTTTAACCTTACATCAATTTCTATTGAACTTCCGATATAAACTTTACCATCTAAAGTATTAATTATTTTGTAAATCCCACAACCCATTTTTAAAAAATTTTTTATTTGTTATTTCCTTAAATTTACTAATTTTAATTATAAAAGGAAATGCTATTACTTAACTCTAATTTTGATATCTTTAGTTGGTTCTAATATCTCAAACATACTTGTCGGTTCACCGAACAGTGTGTAATCACCAGTTAAATCAATTTGTCTTGTTTCAGCATCTAGATATGGTTGTGATATCTCATTTAAACTGTATATTCCACCAACCTTGTTATAAACTCTTAAATCAATAACATTGATTACGCCACCCACGTTATTAATCTCTTTTAACAAGTTTGAAACATAGATGTTATCACCCATTTGATATTTATTGATATCCATGTAATTTTGTACGTCTGTTATTACTTGTGATATTACTTGTGATTGTGTAACTTGCTTGTCAATATATAAATCAATTTCAAAACCTAAATGAATAATTCTACCATCAGTAATAGTTACGTAATCATTAAGCATTCTGTAATCAGCTAAATAAGTTGATATATTATCTTTTAATGCACTTGTTGATGAATTCGTTAAATTAGAATCCCCATCTAAACCTAAAACATATACATTAATTTTGTTCATTTCTTCAAACACACCACATCTAAATGGTACACCAAATTTACCTGGCATTTGTGATATTCTAGATTGGTAATCTTTAATTGTTACAGCTCTATTTTGTGCGGAAAAATTATATCTAACCATATTTCTAACTTCATCAACACTAGGTACATCTCTACCGCCTAATGCTGGAAATGCGTTATTAACTGTTAATGAATTTTTAACTGCATTATTTATTTGTTGGTTACCCCCAATAACACTAACATCAGCTAACCCAACACTAGTTAATAAATTAACACCGACATTTGTGTCTGAACCACCACCAACTCTATATTTAACAAACATAGTTGTATTTGCTGTAGGTGTTTCACCCAATGACATATTATTAATGAAATCACCAATTTGATTTGCTAATGCTGAATTAGAATCAAAATCACAAAGACTTGATGTGTCTTTAGTTCCAGAACCAAATATTAATTTAGTGAAACCTAAATCTGTGTATTCACGAATAAATTTTTTGGTTACTGATATAAACTTACCTGGTCTTACACCAGCATTGTCAGTAGTTTTTGTATTATCTTCAATAAAAACTTTATCTTCAGCCAACGCATCCATCTCAAACCATCTGTTTGTAATATCTAAGAATTGTGTGTTAGTTGGTTGGGTAACAAAATCAGTACCTTTCAATGAAATCACTGAATCAATAGAAATAACATTATCGTCTGGTAATGATAATTCAAAGAATGGTCTAACATCATTAGAATTTATTACCCTTTTAAATATCTTAGTAAACCCATTAATAACCATTTCCCTTTTGGTTATAGTATAGTTAATGATAGTACCATTCGAATCTACATTAGGTATAATTAGTCTATTTGGTATACCACCAATAGTAAATGGATTTGAAAAATCAATATCGTTACTTGTCTCAAAAACTTTACCCCCACCAGTTACTTGTGCACCAGCTCTGATTATTGGTGCGTATGATGAATCAAATGTATCACCAAATACTGGTACTTTAACACTAAAATCAACAATGGTTACTGATGGTCTTTTTCCAGGTATCTTTAACCCAAATGTCCTAGCTAAAGACATTACTGATTTTTTCTCTTGTGCGTAATCTATTTGTGTCTCTTGAAACATCCTATCGGTGTTTACTGATAACATATCGCCAACCGCTGCGTTTAACTCTAAAAGCATCATACCTACAGATGCATCATTAAAATCATTGAAAATGTCTGGATAATACTTCCTAACCATATCTATTAATTCAGCTCTTATGTCCGCGAAATTCCTACTTGTATACCCAATTCCTTGATTTGCCATATTTGTTTTGTTTAATATAAATATAATAAAAAAATAAAATTAATAAATGTTGTATTTGTTATTATTTTCATTATATTTGTATTTAAATAAAGAAACAATAAAAATTGAAAAAAAAGACGAGGCAAGAATTTATAACTGAAGCTAAAGAAATGCATGGTGATAAATATGATTATACGTTAGTTGATTATATTAATAACATGGAAAAAGTTAAAATAATATGTAAAATACATGGTGTTTTTGAACAAGCACCAAGTAAGCATTTATTGGGTCAGTCTTGTCCAGAATGTTCTCGTAAAAATCTTAGTGACACACAAAGAAAAAGTTCCTTTAATTTTATATCTGAAGCTAAAGAAATACATGGTGATAAATATGACTATACGCTAGTTGATTATGTTAACTATAAAAATAAAGTTAAAATCATTTGTCCGACACATGGTGTTTTTGAGCAATCACCAAGTAACCATTTAAGTGGTAAAGGGTGTTTATATTGTGGTGGTACTAGTGGTATGGATAAAACTTTATTTATTTTAAAAGCTAAAGAAATACATGGTGATAAATATGACTATACGCTAGTTGATTATGTTAACTCACACACAAAAGTTAAAATAATTTGTGCGACACATGGTGTTTTTGAACAATCGCCAAATAATCATTTATCAAAAAAACAAGGTTGTTATAAATGTTTAGATAAAATACATGATACTGATTCGTTTATAAGAGTATCTTCTTTGGTACATAATAACAAATACGATTATTCTTTAGTTCAATATGATGGTATAACTAAAAAGGTTAAAATTATTTGTGATATCCACGGAGAATTTAATCAACGATGTGATTCACATAAAAATGGTTTTGGGTGTCCTAGCTGTAGTAATAGCATTTCTAATGATGAAAAAGATGTGGCTTATTTTATTGAATCATTAAATGTTAAAATAGAAGAAAATAATAGAACAATATTAAATAATAAGGAATTAGATATATACATACCATTACATAACCTAGCTATTGAATATAATGGTTTGTATTGGCACTCTGAAGAATTTATCTCTTCAGATTATCATCTAAATAAAACAATTGAATGTGAGAAACAAGGTATTCAATTAATCCATGTATTTGAAGATGAATGGTTGTATAAGCAAGATATTGTTAAATCTAGATTAATGAATATCTTAGGGTTAACACCCAATAAAATATATGGTAGGAAGACACAGATACGAGAAGTATCATCAAAAGACGCTAAACTATTCTTAACTAATAATCACATACAAGGAAACGTTAATTCAAGTATCAAACTAGGATTATATTATAATGATGAATTAGTTAGTCTTATGACATTTGGTAAGGGGAGAGTAATGATGGGTGGTGACTCAAATCAATATGAATTACTTAGATTCTGTAATAAATTAAATACAACAGTTATTGGTGGTGCTGATAAACTATTAAAACATTTTATAACTAAACATAACCCAAAAGAAATCATTAGTTACGCAGATAGAAGATGGAGTCAAGGTCAATTGTATGAAAAGTTGAGTTTTGATTTTGTTCATGATTCTAAACCCAACTATTTCTATATAATTAATAAAAAAAGAGAATATAGGTTTAAATATAGAAAAGATGTTCTAATTAAAGAAGGATTTGACTCAACTAAAACAGAACATCAGATTATGTTAGATAGAGGTATATCTAGAATCTATGATTGTGGCAATAAGAAATATATATTTAAATGTTAATTGTCACAAAATCTTCCGTTTGGAAAACACCATCTATTATTGTGTAGTTTATATTTACCACAACAGCAAATTCACTAAATTCTGATTCACTTACTTTTATGTCAGTTATCGATAAATTAGGTAAATATTTTTTAACAACAGTCTTTATTTCATCTTTAATCATGGATAATGTTAAATCATCATTTGGTTCAAATATGAACCTAAGTAATTCAGTACCAAAATCTGGTAAATAAAGTCTTTGACCCTTTCTAGTTAGTATTAAATGCATCAAATCAGCTTTTATTGCAGCATTTTCATCTGAATTGATATCTAAGAAGAACCCATCTACACTGTCCTTGAAGGGAAAATTTATATTTATATAAGATTTACTACCCATAACTTTGTTTATTAAATAAATATTATACTATTTAATTTTTATAAGTAAATATAGTAAATAAAAAAAGGTCCTATATAAGGACCTTAATTTATTAGCTTGAGCAACCAAAACATTCGAATTGGCTATCTACTGGTTTCTCTGGGGCTTTATTCTTATCCATATCTATGGCTAAGTGTTTAGCTTTGTTTTCAACTGATTGACTTCTTAAATAATACTGGCCAGTTTTCAACCCTAATTTCCAACCCAATGTATGTGCTGTTGTTAGTTTACCAACAGTTGGTGTATCAAAGAAAATGTTAAGACTTTGAGATTGGTCAATAAAAGGACCTCTTTCAGCTGACATCTCAATCAATGATTTTTGTGATATTTCCCAAACTGTTTTATATACTTCTTTTATTTCTTGTGGAATAACTGGTATGTTTTGAACACTACCTTCGTTTTTGATTAATTCATTAAGAATTTCTCTGTTCCATAGATTTAATACTTCTAAATCCTTAACTAAATGCTTGTTCACCATTGCAAACTCACCACCAGTTACTTTACGTACATATAGGTTAGATGTGAATGGTTCAAATGCTTCATTAGAGCCGATTACACGAGCTGAACTAGCTGTTGGTGGGCAAGTTGTTACAAGAGAGTTTCTAACACCGTATTTGATGATATCTTCTCGTAATCCAACCCAATCAAACATACCACTTAACTCATCTTCTTTAAGACCCCACATTTCCCATTGGAATATGCCTTGTGAAATTGGTGAGCCTTCATAATGTGCATACGTTAATCCACTTTCTTTAGCTAAGTCACATGACTGTCTCAAAGCATTAAAATATATAGTTTCGAATATATTTTTATTCAATAACCTAGAATTTGGTGATGTGAACGGTAATTTAAGCATAGCAAAAACATCAGCCAACCCTTGAATACCAATACCCAAAGCTCTTTGTTCTAGACCACCTTTTCTACCTTCAGCTGTTGAATATTCATTGATTTCAATAGCAATATTAAGTGATTTTGTAATAGAACGTGCAACACGACCTAATTCAACAAAATCATATGTACCATCCTTAACGAATTTTTGAACTGGAATTGATGTAAGTGTGCAGATTGCTGTGGTATCTTTATCTGTTACTTGAACGATTTCTGAACACAAATTACTAGAATGAATAACACCAAAATTTTTGTGGTTAGATTTCTCATTAACATGGTCTTTGAAACACATATATGGCATACCAGTTTCAATTTGAGCTTCTAGTATTTTAAGCCACAAGTCATGTGCTTTAATTTTCACACCTAAACCCATTTCAACAGCTTTGTTATACTCAACTTCATATTCATCACCATAAATCTCATACAACGGTTTTAAACCAGCTGTTTTGATGTCGTGAGGACAAAATAAATACCAATCACCATTTGTTTCTACTGCTCTCATGAAATTATTAGGAATCCATAATGCTGTGAATAAGTCACGAGCTCTTAATGTTTCATCACCAGTTTTCTTTCTGATATCTAAAACATCGAATATGTCTTTATGCCATGGTTCAATGTAAACGGCACAAGAACCTGGTCTTTTACCTCTTTGATTCCAAAATCTCAATGCTTCATTAATAACCTTTAAATATTTAAGGATACCACCAGCTTTACCATCTGAATTACCAACATTTGTTTCTCTAGAACGTATATTAGATACGGCTAGACCAATACCTTCAGCTTTAGATGATGATATTGATAACCTACCTAACATACTTAATAATCCTTCAGTTGAATCATCTGGAACAATTGATAAGTTACAAGATGCAATCTGAGCAATCTTAGTACCAATATTTATTTTTATTGGTGTTGCTGGAGATTCTTTTTGTTGACTTAAATCGTTATATTTCTCAATGAAATCAACTGGGTTATTTGTAATCATAAGTGCAACTCTGATGTACATGTGTTGTGGTCTTTCAACAACAGCACCATTACCTAATTTTAATAGATAAATATCTTTAAGTGAACACCACCCAAAATAATCAAATTGAAAATCTCTTTTGTAATCAATAACTGATTCAATCAATTCAATATTTTCTTTAACTTTTTCATAGTAAGCATCGTTCAATAATCCACCATTGTACATCTTCTTAGTTGCCTTCATGAAGTTATCTTCAGTTTCTTTATGTAACTTACTGATAGCAATGTTAGCAGCCAGTTTAGAATAATCTGGATGATTCATAGCTAATGATTCAGAAACAACGGATATTAAATCATCTAACTGATTTGTAGTCATATTGTCAGCTAAACCTTGCGTAACTTTAATAAATACTTCATCAGCATTTACCTTAAGACCTTCAGATTGTTTTTTAATCCTAGTAAGTATTCTACTAGGATTAAAATCAATTTTGTTTCCATTTCTTTTTATTACTTGCATAATTTATTTTTTTTTATATTTCCTCATCAAATGATATAGGACCACTTAAATCGGCTGATTTGTATTCTGTAGAACGACCTTCAAAGAAATTTTGTTTTGTTTTCAACGCAATTTGATTCATGAATTCAAACGGATTTTTTGAATTAAATTCTTTATCACAATTAAATTGAACCAATAACCCATCAACAACAAATTCTAAATACTGCTTCATCAAATCAGAATTCATACCAATAAGTGATACTGGTAATGACTCAGTAATAAATTCCTTCTCAATTTCCAATGCCGATAATAAAATCTCTCTAATTCTTGATTCGTTTGGTTTATTAACCAAATGATTATTAACCAAATGGATGGCGAAATCACAATGTAAAGCTTCATCTCTAGAAATAAAAGAATTTGTATCACAAAGACCTGGCATTAAACCCCTAGACTTTAAATAAAATATACTACAGAACGAACCAGAAAAGAATATACCTTCAACAGCAGCGAATGCTACTAATCTTTCAGCGAATGATTCAGATTCAATCCATTTTAAAGCCCACTCAGCCTTTTTCTTTACTGGTGGCATATATTCGATAGCTTTGAATGCTTTATTGCGTTCTTCCACATCTTTAATGTATGTGTCGATAAGCAAAGAATACATATGACTATGAATATTTTCCATCATGATTTGAAAACCATAGAAAAACTTAGCTTCAGTATATTGAACTTCTTTTAAGAAATTCTCTGCTAAGTTTTCATTTACAATACCGTCAGACGCGGCAAAGAAAGCCAAAACATTTGTTATAAAGAAACGTTCGTTATCTGTTAGTTTGTTATTCCAATGGTCAATATCTTTTGATAAATCCACTTCTTTCTGTGTCCACATAGCGTCTTGTGCTATCTCATAATATTCAAATAAATCTTGATGAACAATTGGGAATAGTACAAATCTATCTTGGTTGTGTTTTAATATAGGTTCTTTCATTTTAATTATTTTTTGTAGTTTGTCTTGCTTGTATTACTGCGTTAACTCTATTTTGTTCTTGGTCTGCAACACCTTTTTTATATTGTGTTCTATTTTGACCATTTGGTTCAGCATCACCCATCTCAATTTGAATTCTAGCATTGTCAAATACGATGTTAGGGAAAATCATACCATCTTTACCAAAACGTGATTTAAGTATAGCCATTGTAGCCGTGCCTTCATCTTTTTGGTCTAACGTTTTAGCTATAGATACAATAAAGTGACCAATTTGACCCTTCTTGATTGACCCACCCATTTGGTTAGCCTCAACTACTTCAGCAGAGATTGAACTCCTATTACCTTGAACGGCTGTCCATCCAGCTAAATCCAATTCAGATAACATGGCTTCAAATTGTCTCATAACTGCACCCTCACCAGCATTAACATCATCAAATTTCTTTGATGGAGTAACACAATCGATATAATCCAATGTAATTAAATCTGGTCTAAACCCACTAGCAATTTGTTGTCTTATATATTGTCTAATCATTGGTATTGTTGTACCATCACTAGAAAACTTTTTAAGTTTAATTTCACCAGTCCCATTTTTAGAAGCTGCTGTCATATTTTTACCCATCTTAATAAGGTCATCCTTATGTAAGACAAGACTATTTAAATCGTGACCAGACCAACACGCTAAGTGTTTTCTTTGAATAACCCTAGGCATATCTTCGAAGAAGATTTGAAGGACCTTATGTCCCTCATTCATAGCGGTATTACATATTTTAGTCATCATGGTCGTTTTCCCCACCCCAAAAGGAGCCAGTATAACTGCCAATTCTCCTTTGGATAATCCACCATCCATTATTTCATCTAACCCTTTGATACCAGTTGGTATTGGTTTTCTGAAATCCTCATCTAATACACTTTCAAGGTCGTGTAAGACATCCATTCCGTCATCTTTACTATCACCATGTTCCAATGCTTTTCTTAAGATTGACTCACATTTTTCATATTCATCAGTATCACCTTTATCAATAATAGCGGCAATTTGTTTTATTGATTTTTTAAGTTCTTGAGTTTTGCAAAACTTCATTGCAACTTCTTGAACTTTCAATGTATCATTAAGACTTGTTTCTTTGATTCTTTTTAGTTGAGATAAAACATACTTCCTTGTTTGTGGATTTGTGATTTTATCTAACATTCTGAATTCAATACTACTAAAATCTGGGATAATATCGTATTCTTCTTTAGCATCTTTTATGGCAGCAGTTATCAACTTTAAATGTTCATCCATAAAATAATTAGCATCTAAAATATCAATGATTGAATTAGCAAATCTCTTATCTGTTAAGATTTGTGCTAATAATTTATACTGATAATCAAACCCTAAGAATTCTAACGTATCTTTTTCTATCTTTGCCATGTATTATGTTATTTTTATTTTAAAACTTTTGTATTAATAAATATACTAGACTGCTAAGTTTGTCTCTAAAATTGTATATTTTTTTTGTGCCAAAGAATATCGAATCTCATTGATAATTGATGGGATGATTTCTTTGATGTCTACTGAGTATCTAACCTTTGGTGGAAATAAATTTCCAGAGAAAATACCTTTAGAAACTACTTTTTTATCTACTTTGATTTCAAATTGAAAGTTATCAATTTTATCTGTTGATGTTTTAGTAGGCTCATCTTTTTGGTTGTGATATGGATTGTAATTATCCCATAAATAAGTTTGAGACTTTTTCTTTAAGAAGTTAGGTATGATACCTAATCGACCGAAATCACCATTATTTACCCCTATGATATTATCCATAAGGTCTTTCAACTCTAATGACTTAATTGAATCTTCGTTGAAGTTTCTGATGTCAAAAAATCTTTGACAAATGATATGGTCATTTATAAATAATACAAATTCAAATCTTTGCTCTTCAAATTTTCTTGTGTTTTCACTATTTTTTACTTCTGTTCTTCTAATATCTGTTGTTCCCATGTTAATTGTTTTTAGGACTTGTTATTTCTCTTTTTAATAAACTTTTAAAAGGGATTAGAAAATCTTGATAACGGTATTCACCCATTTCTTTATCTAACCCATCTTTTACCATCATATCATAAACTTCTTTGAATTCGAATTCGTCTATGAAACCAACAATTAGTTCCTCTAATTGTTCTATACCATCTTGTGTCATCATTGGTTCTTTTAGGTTTACCAATTTATGATTAATCTCATAAATGTTTTCACCTTGAACTCCGTCTGTAACTCGGTTTAAGATATTATGTAATATCTTTAATGGTTTCTTCTTGTTTTCTACTCTTTCTAATTGTTGCTTTTTAGCTTCATCTATAATTTCGTTTAAAGTTAATTTCCTTTCACTTAACATTGGGAAGAGGTTAATTAATGTCTTCTCTTTTAACCCCTTGATACCACTTATCGTATCACTATTATCACCAATCATTGTTTTAACCAATGCCCCATTTTGGTAGTTATAGCAAAAGTACGAAGAAAAGTTGGTATTGTCAACATAATTCTTAATTGATTTATCACAAAAGTAAATTTTTACATCTTTATCAATCAATTGAGCCATGTCTCTATCGTTTGTTACAATAGTAATCTTTTCATTTGGTTGTTTCTTTAGACAATAGTACGCTATGAAGTCGTCTCCTTCAATAACTTCATGTTTAAGCTGTCTTATATGCATTTCATTGAGATAGTCCCATACACGTCTTCTTTGGAGCAACTCATCTTCATCCGTAGGTTGAGTTCCAGTTTCGTAGTTTTTACCACGACCACTTTTGTATGGTTTATAGATATCATATCTTAACTTACCACTAAAGTTACCATCCCAAAATACATATACTCTATGGTATAAGTCTTCAGTTAACATCTTTCTTAGTATAGTAAGAAATTGGTAAACACCACCTATGGGTTTGCCTTCTGAATTATACATGCTTTTGGCCCCGAAAAAACCCGTCTTAAATAGGGCATTTCCGTCGACCAAAAGTGTATTTATTAATTTAATTTGTTTTTCACCACTACGTGGAGGTCTTTTGTTCATTTTAGAACATTTAAAAGGTTAATACTATTCTCTGATGTCGTCACCTTCCATGGTTCCTTCAGTTTCAGTGTATTCTAACTCAACATCATAACTAACATTTAATGCATCGTGTATGAATTTTCTATTTTTTGTTTTGTAAGCATCTAACTCATCTGGATTAACATATCCATGTGGTGTTGAAGCAATCGTACCATTTCTTTCAATACCAGTTACGTGGTTTTTCTCACATCTGATTTTTGCTTCAGTTCCATATTGGAAATCTTGATTCAATGCTTTAGCTGTTAATTTTTTAGTACCATGTGTTAATATACCACCAATGTGAACAATGATTCTTGAATTAAAGAACATGAACTCACCACCTTTATGTTTAACAACAGTTCCATTCATACTATCTAACCAAATCTTTTGAACACAAATCATAGTGTTTGTGTATTCACTTTCTTCAGAACGACTAGATGGAATTTTAAAGTTTACAATCGCTTGGAATGCACCCATTGCACCAGCGTTCCACATATTGTTAGATGTGTTAGAACAAGCAGATTTATAACAGTTAAGCGTACCAATTGAATCCCATAGAAAACACATGTTTTTATTGATGATACCTTCTTCTTGGTTTTGAATCATTTCACTAATGAATAATGAAACATCCTCAATAACTGGTTCAAGTCTTGTAGGTTTAGTCATCATTTTACTTTCTTGGTGATTGTAGTTTTTATAACGATTATATAAATCACTACTTCTCATAAGGATGAATCCGTCTGGTTTTTCAGTTATCTCACCAGTTTTCTCATCAACAATCTCTTTGAATTTGACACCTACTTGTTTTGCGTGTTCTGTATTCCAGTTACCTTCAGTTTCAATAACAATAGCTAAGTCACCAATTTTTTGACAACCAGCAATTGCTTCATAAAAAGCTGTTGATTTACCAGTATTTGAATAACCTCTAACTAGAGATACGTAACCACGTGGAAAACCTGGTAATTTTAAAGCATCATGCCATGCTTTTGATAATGGAACCCAAGATAATTCTTTGTCTTTTGGTTCTGAGTTAATTTTTTCTGATTCTAAAAACGCATCTAAATCAAATGGTTTTTTTTCAATCGCTTTTTTTTCTGGTTTCTTAGCCATATGTATTTATTATTAGAATTATAATTATATTAGATAAAAAAAGGGATAATCACTTACCCCCTTTTAATTTGTTTACCATATTAAAATGGTAGTTCGTCTTCTTCTTTTTCTACTTCAGCATTTGCAGTTTCAGCAACTGGTGCTTTTGTAGTTGAAGCAGTAACGTTGGCTTTTACATTTTCAACACCGATTGTGATTTCTTCTTCGATTCCATCACCACCTTCAGTTTTTGATGCTTTATCAACAAAACGTTTCTCGTCTTTATCCCACATAGGTGTTCCACCTTTCACAACGATTTCCATGAATTCGTATGATTTAACTGCGTATACTTTCTCCCAAGTTCTATCATCTGCTAACCAAGTTGCTGCTAATTCAGCATCTTCTGATAATACAGATGGGTCTAAGTGTGAGATAGAAGAAACAGTTGGTTTCCCTAATTGGTTTCTGTTGATTGTGATAGATAGGTCACGACCGTTTTCTGGGTGAGTAACATCTTTTTTGATTGCTAACAATACACCTTGAATCTTATCTAAGATACCTTCTTTTCTCCAATCATGTGCGAAACGCCAGAATTTAACACCTTCTTCTTCTTTGTCTCTGTCAATAACTTTAACAACGTAGAATAATTTAGCATTGTATTTCTTAGCCAATTCTTTATCAGAATCTTTTCCAGTCGCACGTAAAGCATCATTAGCTTCACAGAAAGGACATGCTTCACCTTTTTCATGTTTCAAACATGGAAGTGTTTTCCACTCACCATCAATTTGAACTCGGTGACCGTACATTTCAACAAATGGACTTGAACCATCTGGTGTAGGTAATATACGGATGTTTTTTGTTGCTGACTTCACACCCTCTTTGATATGTGTTGTGAAGTAGTTTTTTAAGTCGTATGTATTAGACTCACTTTGTTTTGTGTACTTAGGCTTGTTGTTTGCCTCATACTGTGCTAACATTGCAGCTAGCGGATTGTTTTGTTCACTCATCTTTGTTCTGTTTTTATTTATTCTGTTATTATTTGTTCCTTAATTATTAATTCATAATTACTTAATTCACATTACAAATATACTAAACTTTTCTTAAAAGTCAAGCAAAATGTTAAGTTATTTTTAAACAATTATTACCTTTCTTGATACAAATGTACAACATATAAAACGATATTGCAAGTAAAATATAAAAAATTTTTGATTAAAATAAAAAAAGACCCCTAATTGGAGTCTTTCTTATTGGTTTATAGTTGATTAGATATCTTCTTCTTCGTAATCTTCATCTTTAACTGTGAAACTTTGTTTAACATCACCTTCAGAATATGAATTCTCAACATCATCTTGTGTTAATGTATATTCTTCTTTTTCTTCATTACCCATAACATCATAAGCACCTTTTTTATCAGCCCAATAATCTGTTAGTTTTTGTGAGTAAGGATATGAGCTTAATGAACGCATCTCCAATTTTTCAACTGGTGTTGGGTTTCTTTTGATTATTTCATCTTCCAATGCTTCAATTTTACCACTAACAGCATCCATACTAGATATGCGTGCTTCTAAGTCAGCTAACTTTTGTAAAAGCATTTCTGAATTTTGGCTAGCTTTATCAGCAGCTTCTTTTGCTTCTTCAGAACCTTTCACTAATTCAGTTACATCAACTTCAACATCGTTGCTAGCTGGTTCAACTGGTGCTGGTGCAGCTTCTGGTGTACCACCTTGTTCACCACCAAAATCTAATGAATCACCACCCATGTCACCTTCTGGTGTATCACCTTCTGGTGCTGGTGCGGATTCTGGTTCGTTACCTTCTGGAGCATTCCCATTATCCTCAGCTGGTGGTGTATCTAAACCTAATTCTTTAGATATATCATCTGCTGATTGTTCTGGTGTTTCTTCATCTTCTTCGTCTAGTTGTCTATCACCTAGAATTAATTCATCGTATTCTGGTAGTTCTTGTTTTCCAGTATAGAAGTTATAGTTTTCTAATAGTTTGAATCTATTAAGTTCTTCTTTTAATAATTTTGGGTCAAATTTAGGTTTTCTACTCATTTTAATATTAGAATAATAATTGTCTACCGTCTTCGGTGATTATTTTTTTATTGATACGTTCAATAAGACTTTTGTCGCCTTTAATAACACAAACACCAGAACTACAATCCATATTTGAGTCTTGATTTTGTGTACCTAAAAAACCGTCAAGAGCTGAATCCAACCCTTCGTTTTTAATATCGTTTTGTTTATTATTGTTATTAGTCATACAAATTTAATTTATTTGATTGTTATCTTTGTATATAAATATCATAAAAACATTAAAAAACCCTTTCTATATTTAAAAATACTAGCTCTTTACCTTTTGTTAAAATTAATTTGTTTTGATATTCATCCCAATTTATGATAACACTACCATAATCAACATTACCAATGTTATCACCACTCATAGAGTCGATTAACATATTTAATGCATTTATTGTGTATAACGCATTACCTTTTTTATGTATAGGTATTGCACTAGGGAATAGGTCTTTTAAGTTTAG